TTATTTGAATACAACAATTGCTTTTCCTGCTTCGATTGTACGGGAGTCAGAAACATCTTGGTTGGTAAGATTAGATATTCCAGCTGGAGTAAGATAAGTATCAACAAAGTGTTGAATGGCGTTACCGTTAAAATAATTTGTATCAAATACAATGCCCTTAACATTATTTATCATGCCTATTTTTTGAAGAAAAATAGGGATTTTAAAGAGAGTGTGCATTTGGAAGAAATCATCGAAAGCATCTAACATTTTTACTATTGTTCCGTTAGGATTTTCACTAAAGCCAACACCATCAACTGAACCAAGAAGGTAGACTTTATTATTAGGGTTTATGTTGTTGTTATATTCACAAATTCTTCGATAAATATTAATTGTTTCATCTGATTTGTTAACGCCATATTGTCCAGGGTCAGATGTATGAATTAGTGATTGAATCAACACCCTTATCTTGTCATCAGCGGATTTAATGATTAAATCGAAACTATGGCAATTATCATCCTTTGCATTTCTTGGTATAATAGACATTGTAGATAAATCGACATTAGGGTCATGTTCTGCCATGGGAGCTTCTGCTTTATTTGCAGGGTATATTGCTACTCCGCATTCCTTAAAGATTTTTGCAAAAGCTTGTTCCACGCCATGTCCACGTAATTTTGCGTCTCGATGCAATGTTTCGCGGTTGATAATAAGATTATTGAATATAGATGTTAATTGCTCAGGAGACAAGGAGCTAAATGCTTCAAGCGAATCAGCAAGCCCTCTATCACAAAAGTATGTAGAGACAACATCGGCTAAAATAGATTTGTTGCAATTCCTTTGCAGATAATTAATGAAGTATGCAGTGCTATGTTTGACTAAGGACTCTCTGTTTGTTTCTACAAGACGTATCTCTTCGTTGTAGTAGTTAATAGCATAGGTTAGGTCTAAATACAAACGTTTATCGGAAATATCTATAAGCTTTCTAAATGTAGAAATAGAATCTGGTTTTTCCAATATTATACCTTTCACAATCTGCTGTGTAGATAATGTTGGGGTTGCAAAGTGAATATCTTTATATTTTGAGAGCAAAGATATTAACTCGTTATAGGATTCTTCTTGTTCGGAACGGGTATCATCAGGTAAAGGGATATCATCTTGTGGGGCAACGCAGTACCAAAACTCTTCGATTTTATTCATAATAAAGCTCCTTTCACTTGCAAAATCCAGACTTATATTGTACACTGATAGCAATTACTGTACAAGGAGGTCTGAATATATGCTAGATTTATATTTGATGTGTATGGATTTAAAGAACTCAAATTCAGTTTTGAGACAAAAATCCAATAATATTATACTAGATATATACAAAATTCTCAATAATCCAACAGATAAAACTGTGAAAATTGTTGAAGGTTGGAAAAAAGAGTTCAAATATGTATATGGTGATGTTGAAGCAAATCTTTCTAGTAACAACAAATTGGATGTCGAAGAGATTCTGAGTAGATATGGTATTACACCAGAAGTACAGAACACAGCAGAGCAGGCACAGATGTTGTTCTACGCAATTCAAACTTATTTCAGTTTGCTTATTAAGACAATGATGAAAGAAGTTTTGTCTAAAGAAGGGAGCGAGACATCGGCAGAAGACATTATATTAGGTAAATTTGCGATTAAATATGGAATTAAGAATTACTGCTATCCGGATTGGTATTCGTGGCCAATATTTGAAATCAAGAATGGATTCGCTTTTGTATTAGAAAAAATAGAAGAATCAGTAACAAATTACAGAAGTCTTATTTCATTAATGGATTTTGCCCAAAATAATAATTATGATTATATCAAACAGATGTATGAAGCTGTTATTCCAAAAGAACTGAGACATGCATTAGGTGAGTATTATACTCCTGATTGGTTGGCGGAAGAAACACTTAATACGGTATTGAGTTTTGAAGGAGTAAATATAAAGCAAAATTTTATTGATCCTACTTGTGGTTCTGGAACATTCCTGTTTAAGACAATTTGTGAAAAAAGGAAAGCAGGCAGCACTCTTGATGAAATCATTGGAAGTGTAAGTGGTATAGATATAAATCCATTGGCAGTCTTGACAGCAAAAACGAATTATTTGTTAGCGGTAATTGATTTGTTGGAGGAGGATAATGAGATTGAAATACCGGTTTATAACACTGATATTGTAAAATTCGAAGAAACGATATCAGATGAACCAGTTTTTGATTTTGTATCATCAGATGAGCCTCAAAATGAAATTATTAAGTATGCTTCTATGGATAGGGCAAAGGCTTTTTCGCAGGAAAAGAAAGATGTGATAATCGGAAATCCTCCGTGGGTCAATTGGGAGTATATGCCAGAAGAGTACAGACGTGGCTCTCAACATTTATGGATTGATTATAATTTATTTAGTGCAAAGGGTAGAGATTTAAGTTTTTCAAAAGAAGATATTTCTGTGCTAATTACATATATAGTAATGGATAAACTTCTGAAAAATGAAGGAATATTAGCTTTTGTAATCAGACAGGGTGTATTCAAGTCAGCACAGAATGGAGTTGGCTTTAGAAGTTTTAAATTGAAGGATGAATGTGGGATAAAGGTGCTTAGAGCGGATGATTTATCTAAAATCAGAGCTTTTGATAATGCCACTAATAGCACAGCTCTTGTATATCTGAAGAAAGGTGAAGATACGAGCTATCCTGTACCATACATTTTGTGGGAAAAAAGAGCTGATTTGAAGAAACTTGCATTTAATGGATATTCAGAATTGCGGGAAGTAAAATCTCAAATGACTTTAATTCGACAAAAAGCAATGCCGGCGGTAGAGGATGATTTGACTTCAATCTGGTTGACTGCAGATGAAAATGAACTAGAATCGATGAATAGGGTTTTAGGAAAGAATGAGTATAAAGCAAGAACTGGCGTATTCACTGGTGGGGCAAACGCTGTTTATTGGTTGAATGTTAATAAAAAAGATGGAGATAAAATAGAAATCTCCAATATTGTTGAGCGAGCAAAGAGAAAGGCTGAAAAGATAACAAAATCAATTGAGCCGGATTATGTTTTTCCAATGTTAAAGGGAAGTAACGTACGAAAATGGAATATTACATATGACACATACTTGTTATGTCCGCATACTGCAGAAACAAAAATGTGGCCTGTGGCCCAGACCGTTCTCAAAGAAGAAGTTCCGGATACCTTTGATTATCTAAAATATTTCAAAGAAGATTTGGATGGAAGAAAAGGATTTGCGGGATGGGAAAAAGAAATTCAGCAGCAAGAATTTCAAGCTATTCTTAGAATAGGAGAGTACACTTTTTCTAAGTACAAAGTGATTTGGAAATATATCGCCTCCGAATTTATATGTGCTGTCATAAGTAATGTTGATGATGAATTCCTTGGCAATAAAATGATATTGCCAAATGAGAAAATAATGTATGTTAGTTTTGATGACGAAGATGAAGCATATTATTTATGCGGAATACTGAGTTCGACTTTAGTTGCGAATTGTGTAAAGAGTTATATGAACCCTACAAGTATTTCAGCTCATGTTTTAGATAAGCTTTACATTCCGACTTTTGATAAAAATAATAATGATCATGTTGCAATTGCAAGAGAGTGTAAGGAAGGTCACGGGAAGAATGATATCACTGCGTATATTGATAGAATAGATGCTATAGTGGCAAGAATTTATCAATAGGGGGATTGACAATCTCTACCATTAATTGAGAGTGAGACCGGCGCCCCCTCACACGCGAATTTTCGCGAATTAGCTTAGGGGGACTCCCCGGAGCATCCGTGTTATAGAAGAAAAATATAATATTATGAAATCAAAGAAAACCGTATGGAATGCAGTGATATGCAGTTCATACGGTTTTGCCATTTTGTTATGTTTTTTACTGATTTTTCTTGCTTTTTTGAGCGTTTTTTATGCGATTTCTGCGTCTTAAATCACGTTGGTTTAGTGCCTTACGAGCCTTTTGGCAAGCTGGATTATCACAATATTCCTGCCTGTTATTTCTGCGTACAATGAATTTTTTACAGTGGCGGCAGGCGATAACGGTACATTCTGCAAAAATTTTTGCTTTCCCGATATCTTCCGGGGCAGGTGCTTGCGCGAGTATGGTTGCAAAGGTGCACCATGCGATGTCGAATACAGAATGTGCATCAGCGGATAATTCCATTCTGCCTGTCTTTGGATTTACCTTTAATCTCATCTTTACATCCGGAAAACGGTCTAACAAGATGTCTCGGAGTTCTTCGTAGTTATCATAAGGCTCAGAGCCAAATTCGCCTTCGGGAGCCTTTTCATGTGGGTGTTCCTTTTCATATTCTCCATAAATTTGCATTTCTTTTATGATGTCACCGCCAGCGGAATTAACATCCAAATCCGGAACTTCTCTGGGATAGAACTTAAAGCGTTCAAAATGAGAAGTGGTCTCAAAATGTTTTCCTTTCTTATAAAAATGATAGGCAGCCTCTTCATCGGCAATACAGATACCTTCTAATGCCAGATAGAAGATGGAGGTAACATATAAATACCCTAAGTCTTTCATAAATTCATCAATGGAAAAGACACATTCTTTTTCGAGTGTTTCTATATCAAAATTATTGATGCCAAATTTTTCATTATTCAAATCTTCATATATAAAGTCTATGCCGTATGGGTGCATATATTTTTTGCACCAATCAAGGATTAAGGTCACATATGGAGTCTTATTTTCAAAATCATCGATTTGTCTTGCGAGGTTGCAAAGGCTTGACAGTAATTCCAAGCCGGATACGGATTTGTCCGTTGGAAATTCCGGTGGATGTGTTGCATCGCAAACCGGATAAGCACAATAGTCACTTCCAAAATAGTCGGTATCATATTCTTTAAAGCGGGTAGCACGATAAACGAGCTGTCCGATACCGCCCACTTCTTTATGTCCAATGATATCTGTGGTTCTGTCTGCTTTTGACGGAACATATTCTCCATTCCAATTGTAAGGCATTTTTGCTATCCCCCTATCGTTAAATGATAACCGAATGCGTAACCGTCAGAAATTAGATTACGGTTACATTATATCGTACAATACTCTTGAAAACAATAGAGAACAGATAAATTGTTCAAAACCTATTATGCACCTTGACAACTTCATCCCATCATCAAAATAAGTGACACGGCATACTGCCAAGATGGCTGCCTACCGGAGCGGTGGTTGTGATAGCGAGTTTTGGGAGTTGGACACAAAAAACATTATTACAGAGATAGGGGGCATGGATATGAGAGCTCATACAGTAATTTTGGGTGCAGGCGCTACTATGGCAGCAATCTCTAATGGTGATAGATATGGAAAGAAATCCTCTGTTATGAATGAAATGATTTCTAAACTCGGCTTAGATGATTTATTAGCAGATGTAGAGTTGGAAACAAAAAGTGAAAATATTGAAGATATTTATTCAGAACTTTATATGAAAAGTGAATATGTAGAGGTAGTTAGAGAATTGGAAAAAAGATTGTATGACTACTTTGATTCTTTTGAAATTCCAGATGCTCCAACGGTATATGATTTTTTGATACTGAGCTTAACTGAGAAAGATGTTATTGCAACATTTAATTGGGATCCGCTTTTGTTGCAGGCATATGTAAGATGTAATGAAATAACAGATAATCTTCCGCATTTACTGTGTTTACATGGAAATGTGGGGATGGGGTACTGTGAAGAACATAGGGAATTTGGTTCGAAAGATGCAGTATGTCCTGTATGCAAAAAACAGTTGCCACCTGCAAGGTTATTATATCCAGTAAAAAATAAGGAATGTGCTTTATAACTGTACGGCGGCAAGACCAACCATCGAATCTGCAACAAAGGAAGATGAGATTGAGGTTAAGACAGAAACATTGTCCATTACGGCATCACCGCTTGATGGTGGATATGTAAAGGCACGAACATCTGACAGCACTTCAGCGGCTGCTTATGATGGCTGGTATAAAACAGTATATCTTCCGAAAGCAGTAACTGATGCATCAGGCCAGTCCGACAGTGCAAAGGTATCATCAGCAAAGAACAGTTCTAAGGAGGTCGTATCATGAGCCTTATAAAAAATCTTGAAATTGATGGAAAGCAGGTGCCATTCAAGGCATCTGCTGCAATCCCACGAATTTATCGTATTAAGTTTGGAAGGGATATTTATAAAGACCTGAGTGCCTTGGAGAAGGCTGTAGGAAAAGATAAAGAGGAAAGTTCAAATCTGGATCTGTTTTCGCTTGAAATGTTTGAGAATATTGCATATGTTATGGCAAAACACGCAGACCCAACTATTCCCGATACACCGGAAGAATGGCTTGACGAGTTTAATACTTTTTCTATTTATCAGATTCTTCCACAGCTTATTGAGTTATGGGGATTGAATGTGAAAACGGATGTTGAAGCTAAAAAAAACTTCGCCCGACAGAGCGTCAGATGACAACACCCTTATTTCTTCTAAGATGTGTGCAGATAGGGTTGTCTATCCGAGACCTTGACCTTCTGACAATAGGGATGGTTAATGATATGTATGCCGAGAGCAGAAACGATGACTGTAAATATGCAGAACTTGCAACGCAGGAGGACTTTGATAGGTTCTGATTGAAAATGTACTCTTTTGGTGCTATAATCAAGTGCAAAAATATTAGAAGATGTTGTTGTATATCATATAGGAGTAGAGGATTATAGCATGATTATTTTAATTGATGGTACATTTGGGGTAGGAAAGACATCTGTAATTAATGAAATAAAAAAACAATATGTGGGAAAAAGAAAACTTGAAGTTTTAGAATCAGATTATTATTTTGAACAATATTTGCATAAAAAACTAGAAGAGGTAAGAAGAGAAAATAGATTTCCTGCTACAGGTAGTGGATTCCTGCCACAGAACAATATTGAATTTTTGGAAGAATATAAAAACGTTATTTTTAACAAATCGCAGGACTCGATTGTGATAAGTGATATGGCATTAACAATGTCTGAATGTAAAGTGAGAATACATGATTATTTTGAAACAAAAAATATGATTCACATTATTCTTGAGGCTGATAAGGACACTATACAGAAACGAATAAAGACTGATGGAAATCCAAATAGAGATAAACTTCTTGCGGAGGAGAGACTTGATGAGTTTATTGACTTTTTAAGTAAAAACTATAAGAATGCCATTCGAATTTCAACGGAGTATAAAGGAGTAGTAGACATTGCAAAGGAAATATTGGATATAATAGATAACAATACATACTAGTCAGAAGATTTGAAGAATACCCTTTTTATTATGGAGCAGAAATGCTCCTTTTTTATACCCATTTTTAGGAGGTGAGAATTCATGGCAAGCCGTATTCAGGGAATTACCGTAGAAATCGGTGGTGATACAACCAAATTGCAGAATGCCCTTAAGGGTGTGAACGGACAGATAAAATCCACCCAATCACAGCTGAAGGATGTAAACAAACTGCTGAAACTGGATCCGGGCAACACAGAGCTGATAGCACAGAAACATAAGCTACTTTCAGAGGCTGTTGGCGAAACAAAGGAAAAACTGGCAACCTTAAGGACGGCAGCGGAACAGGCAAACACGGTGCTTGCCAATGGTGAAATCTCCAAAGAGCAGTACGATGCATTGCAGAGGGAAATCGTAGAAACGGAGCAGGACTTAAAAAATCTGGAAACACAGGCGAACCAGTCGGCAACGGCAGTTCAGAAGATAGCTGCATCCGGGGAAAAGTTAAAAACGGTCGGTAACAACATATCGTCTGCCGGACAGAAACTTCTTCCCGTGACAGGGGCAGTAGCGGGACTTGGCACGGCGGCTGTTACAACGGCAGCAAACTTTGAATCCTCCATGTCACAGGTACAGGCTACGATGGGAATCACGAAAGATTCCATGTCAACGGTTGACGGGCAGTCTGTTAATACGATGGACACCCTTTCCAAACTGGCAAAGAAGATGGGCGCAGAGACGGCATTTTCTGCAAGTGAGTGTGCAGAAGCATTAAACTATCTCGCACTTGCTGGATATGACACGGAGCAGATGTGCGATACTCTGCCGACTGTACTCAATCTTGCAGCAGCCGGAGATATTGCACTTGCCGATGCTTCTGATATGGTAACGGATGCGATGTCAGCTCTTGGGATGGGAGTTGATGAGGCAGGAAAGATGGTAGACCAGATGGCAAAGACGGCATCTACTACGAATACATCCGTGGCACAGTTAGGGGAAGGTATCCTTACCATCGGTGCAACAGCCAAATCCATCAAGGGTGGTACGGCAGAGCTTAATACGGCACTCGGCATCCTTGCCAATAATGGTATCAAGGGTGCAGAGGGTGGTACGCACCTAAGAAACATCATCCTGTCTTTGCAGAATCCTACGGATAAGGCTGCCATTGCGATGGAAGAACTGGGACTGCAGGTTTATGATTCCGAAGGAAACATGAGGAGCATGAATGATATTCTGGGTGACCTGAATTCAGGAATGGATGGAATGACCTCTGCCGAGAAATCAAATATCATCGGCAGGATATTTAATAAAACCGACCTGTCATCCGTGAACGCACTGCTTGCCAATACGGGAAGTACATGGGATGACCTTCAGCAGTCTATTGCAGACAGTGGGGGTGCTGCCGGACAGATGGCAGATACACAGCTTGATAACCTGCAGGGACAGATCACCATATTGAAATCTGCATTAGAGGGACTTGCCATTTCATTCGGAGAACTTCTGATGCCTGCCATAAAACAGATTGTTGGATGGGTACAGTCATTTGTTGATGTATTAAACGGACTGGATGAAGGGACAAAGAAAACGATTGTCACAATTGCACTTATCGTGGCTGCCCTCGCCCCGGTTCTTATCATTGTCGGAAAAGTCATCTCCGCTGTAGGAACGATCATGACCATTGTTCCAAAGATTGCCGGAGTCATCAATACAGTTAAGGGGGCATTTGCAGCACTGAATACGACAATGCTTGCAAATCCTATCGTTCTTATTATTGCAGCCATAGCAGCACTTGTGGCTGCTTTTATTTATCTTTGGAATAACTGTGACGGGTTCCGTCAGTTCTGGATTGACCTTTGGGAGAATGTGAAACAGGTTGCGGTTACGGTATGGGAGGCAATAAAATCATTTCTCGCAACAGCATGGGAAGCAATAAAGACTACGGCAGCAACCGTGTTTGAGGCAATCAAGTCATTTTTTACAACCATATGGGACGGCATAAAACTTGTGTTCACCACGGTGCTTGAAGTGATAAAGACAGTGATTGTGACCTATTTTACCATCTACAAAACAGTGATCACGACAGTATTTAATGCAGTCAAACTTGTGGTGACAACCGTGTGGAATGCAATTAAGACCGTGATAACCACGGTTGTGACAGCAATTCAGACTTTTATTACGACAGCATGGAATACGATAAAGACAATCGTGACCACGGTGGTAAATGGAATAAAGACAGCGGTTTCCGGTGCCTTTACTGCGATGTGGACCGGCATAAAGACAACCATAGGAAATATTGTTACAACGATAAAAACGGGATTTGGAACAGCCGTTTCCTTTATCACGGGACTTGCACAGTCTGCGGTCAAGTGGGGAACAGACATTATTGACGGAATCGTAAACGGCATCAAGAAGTGCATCGGTAAGGTAAAGGATGCCGTATCCAATGTGGCTGAAACAATAAAGTCTTATCTGCATTTCTCCGTGCCGGATGAAGGACCACTTACTGATTATGAGTCATGGATGCCGGATTTCATGGGCGGACTGGCTGAAGGCATAGAAAAGAGCAGGGGACTCGTAACAAAGGAAATCGAGAAACTGACGGATACCATGAATCTTGAAAATATGGTGCCGGATATGGATGCAAGCCTGAATGCCACTGTCGGAAGAAACGCTTCTTTCGGGGAGAACGGTACGGTAAAACTTAACCAGCCGATCATGCTGGACGGAAGGGTGATCACGACACTTGTGTCACAGATACAGTATTCCAATGGTCAGGCATCCATGAGAAATCTTGGAATAAGTTAGGAGGTGCAGACAGTGTCAAAAACTGTAGACGGGGTGGTATATTACACCGTAAGATTTTTAAATTATGCAGGGACTGACCTGCTCGGCACCTGTGATGTGGAAGCAGGCGGTGATGCCACAGATCTTGCACCACAGCCGGAAGTAATAGAGGGCATGGTGTTTAACGGATGGAATGTGGATATCACAAAGGTGATGGAGGACATGACAGTCCGTCCGACCTATAAGAGCGACAGCATTTATTATACAGTCAAATTCCTTAATTATGCCGGGGACGATTATCTTTCAACACAGAAAGTAAAGGAAGGAGAGGATGCAGTCCCTCCGTCCCCGGAAAAAATCAAGGGATTGTTTTTTATAGGATGGAATACATCTTTTACGGATATTCATGAGGATAAGACCATCCGTCCGAGATACAGGGAGATACCTCCGCATCCGGTATTGAATTTTTATAAAAAGACAAAGGGGAATACTTCGGGAGAGTTTATCCGTTCTTACTCTGCCGTCAATGCCTGCAGCATTACGGCAAAACTGGACGGGGAATGCACGATGTCTTTTAAGATGCTGACGAGGAAGATAGATTCTTTTGTTGATGTAAAATGCATTGCAGAACTGGACGGACTGGTGTTTAACATTACGAATGTGAAAAAAAGTATATCAAGTGGTGTATGTTATACCGAGATGGAATGTGAACACATTTCCTATATCCTGAATGACGATGAATATAAGGTGACTGCTTTTGACATGACGGGTACTCCAAGACAGATACTGTGGGCGCTGCTTGCAGGAACACCATTTAGTGTCGGTACGGTGGACATAGAAAAGAAGGTAACACTCAGGGTAAATACAGAAGCAACAAGACGTGCCTGTGTGATGCAGCTGCTTGCCCTTGTAAAAGGGGAAATCGAATATTACGGATACGCTATCGGCATCCGTAAGCACAGGGGAAACAGCCAGACAGTGGATATCATGAAAACGGAAAATGTCAAGGATATCAGTTATTCCTATAATGCAACGGAACAGAGGTACAGTTATTCCGTTGACCTGTACAGAAAAGGAAATGTTGACCTTGGGGATGAACTGCTTCTTGATTTTAAGCCATTATCCATATACAGGCAGAAACGTGTGGTCGGCATGGAGTGGAATCCGTTCAATTATAATGAGGTAAGCATTACGATTGGTGCATATATACCGACCATCAATGATTCCCTTTATTCTGTTGTAACAAGTGTGGAGGATATCAGGAATACCACGGCAAAATACACGGTGGAATTTGGGGAGATCATCGGAAACGGTTCTTTTTATTTTACAAGGGCATATAATGACAGACCATATTTTCAGTACCAGACAAATGATGGAAAGACACCGACAGTAACGCTGAATAAGAAATCCGGCAGTGCATTTGCTTCTTATGTCGGTGCATCCATATCCGGGGTTTCTTCCTCAACGAGAACGGTCATTGCATTTTACTGTACCGTGCCGGATGAAACAGAAGACGAGGAAGATACGGATTAAGGAGGTGCTTTCGGATGGCTGTGTTCAGCGGGGATAAATATAAAAAGGCTTCATCGGATGCACTTGCATTTATAAAGAGACAGCTTGATGTAAATAACTTCAAGTGTCAGATAACATTCGACAAGGAATATGATGACAGTTATTCCGGGGATATCGTCTGGGGATATGTGACAGGGATATCCGTTGAGGAAGATCAGGTAAGGGCGAAATACATCTCCCCATCCACTTATTATGATTTCGACTATAAGGGAAAGGTTACCGGGATTGCAAGAAACCTGTCAGATTTCAGTGATTATGCCGTGAATGTTTATGTTGTCCATGATGCCGATTACAAGGTGATCACCTGTCCTATCAAAGCAGACGGGACATGGGAGTCTGCAATGACTTACAGAGAAACTTATACGGTAAAGGATAAAGACGAAGAAGGAAATGAAACAGGCACCACTCATACAGAGGTTGTGACTTATCCGCTTGATATAACGGTAGGTGAGGGGATTAAAGAGTTCCGTCTCGCCAAAGGCAAAAAAGGAAAATGGGAACAGATTTCATCCTCTGATGAGGTGACGGTTGAAAGATATGTGTATGATGCAGACACAGAGATAAAAGCCGAAGATGGCGGGTATGGATACAGTTATTTAGAGTACTTCACCGTAAGGTTTTACAGTTATTCGGATGCGGAATACATCAATGATATCTGTAAGATATGGAACTGTGGCGGTGGAAAATATATGTGGTACACCAATAAAGCTGCAACAGGGCATAAGATTGGAAAGGTCATGCAGCAGGTATGGAGGGATGGTGCAGTCGCTTTTGATGCAGTGGGCATTGCAGGTGCTGTTATGAACCTGCAAAAAGGAAGGCTTCCGGCATCGTTTCTCATTCCGACAGATGATCCGCAGTATAACAAGGACGGCTCTAATGCCCTCGGTGCATATGGATATATGCTGAATTCCAGAACATGGGCTTATGATGTGGGACTTGCCCTTCTGGTATTTACCACAAGCGGTGATTATGATATCTGCAAAGAAATGCTGAAACGGATGCAGTATGAGCAGAATGATGACGGGAGTTTCAATTTTTCCTACGATATTTATATCGGACAGCTGTTTGACGGATATGTAAGAACCGGGGCGATGGGATGGCTGGTGTGGGGAGCCTGTTATTACACGATGGAAAGCGGGGACAGGGATTTTGTGAAGATGATAAAAAAAGCCGGGGACTGGCTTGTGTCAAAACAGGTCACGGATTCATCCGATCCACGATATGGACTGATGACAGGAGGTTACGGCAGTTACAACATGGAGGATTATTCTTATTCCGGTGAGGAGATAGAATGGTGTTCCGTGGAACACCAGTGTTCAGCATTACAGGCACTTGAGGGATGTTCCCTTGTGCTGAAAAATAAAAAATACAAGGAAGCAGCAGAACTTGTCCGGGACAGTCTTTTCCTAAAATGCTACGACAGGGAGAATGGACGGTTCTTTCAGGGCATAAACGGGGGAGTGCCAGATAAGGCATGGGCGCTTGACTGCACCACATGGGCTGGGATACTTATCTTCTCCGTAGTGCATTCGTCAACGGCAGAAGAGTGTCTTGAAACTGCAAAGAGTGTGTATCTTACGAAGAATAAGAAGATTATACAGAGCAGGGAGAAAGATTATTATAATACGGCATATTCAGACGATGAAACATTTTCTGGATTCAAGCCGTACAGTAATAAGACGGCTGACTATAAAGGTGCGCCGGATATCGTGTGGACGGAAGGAACGCTTGGATACTCCACACTTGCCTATGTGCTGGGAAACATGGATGAGGCAAAGAAATATGTGGATGAGTGTATCAGACTGCAGAACTGTGACGGGAGTACGGGCGGCGTGATATATACGACAGCCACCTATGGAATGTTACCGTGGGAGTTTCATGTATGGGAAAGCGTGGTATCATCGTCATGGCTGTATCTTGTCATTAATAATCCCGATGTTCTTTTTCCAAGAACACTCAGACAGGTCTATTATATGGCTAAGATAAACAACATCCACGATGAAAGAAAATAGAATAAACAATTTCGGAATCAGGCAGTTATCCATAATGGGTAGCTGCTTTTTTAATACAAAAATTTATAAGGAGGACAAGACGATGAAGGAATTCTGGAACGCAGTACAGTTCGTATTCACGGCTGTAGGTGGATGGCTTGGTTACTTTTTGGGAGGATGTGATGGTTTGTTATATGCATTGCTTGCTTTTGTGGTGATCGACTACATAACCGGTGTTATGTGCGCGATAAACGACAAAGCGCTATCAAGTGAAGTGGGCTTTCGTGGGATTTGCAGGAAGGTACTGATCTTCTTATTGGTAGGGATTGCAAACATCCTGGATGTTCATGTGATTGGTACCGGAAGTGTTCTAAGAACAGCAGTTATTTTCTTTTATATTTCCAATGAAGGCGTGAGCCTTTTAGAAAATGCTGCCCATTTAGGATTGCCGGTTCCACAGAAAATCAAAGCAGTATTAGAGCAGCTGCACGACCGTGCAGAAGATGAAGAAAAGGAGGATGACTAATATGGGTAAGAGATTTGGTATTGATGTAAGCCATTGGCAGGGGGATTTCAACTTTGCCAAGGCAAAGAACAACGAGGGCGTAGAGTTCGCTATTATTAAGGCATGAGGGGGTGATGCCGGACTCTACAAAGACAGCAGATTTGAGGGCAATTACAGAAAATGTGTGGAGTGTGGACTTCCAAAGGGAGCATACTTCTATGGGAATGCAAAAAGCGTGGCTGATGCAAAGAAAGAGGCAGAGTATTTTATTTCTATCCTTAGTGGCAAGAAATATGAATACCCTGTCTTTTATGATGTTGAGGGTAAAATGATTACAGACAATGACAGAGCAACTCTTACAGAGATTGTGAAGGCATTCTGTGAAATCATGGAAAGTGCCGGATACTGGGTAGGCATTTATTCATCTGAGTCATTTTTCAACAGCGAAATGAATGACGGAGAACTCACAAGATACAGCCATTGGGTTGCAAGGTGGGGCAAGAGCAAACCTGCTCCAAACAGCGGTGCTGAAACGCAGATGTGGCAGTTTGGTGGAGAAACAAATCTTATCCGTAGCAATAAAATCAATGGTCAGACCTGTGACCAAGATTACTGCTATGTAGACTATCCTGCAAAGATTAAGGCGGCAGGGCTGAATGGATATGCTAAGTCAGGAACATCTGCTCCTGCAAAGAAATCCAATGAGGTAATTGCTGATGAGGTGATTGCAGGCAGATGGGGGAATGGTGCTGACAGAAAAGAAAGACTTGAGGATGCCGGATATGATTATTCTGCTATTCAGGGCATTGTAAATGACAGGCTTGGAGCCCCATCCAAGAAGTCTGTTGATGAGATTGCCAGAGAAGTAATTCATGGTGACTGGGGTAATGGTTCTGATAGAAAGAACCGACTCGCACAAGCGGGATATGACTATTCGGAAGTCCAGAGAAGAGTAAATGAACTCTTAAAGTAAATATGTTTTATGCCATAGGCTCGGAGGGAGAAATCCTTCTGAGCCTTATTTTTTTGCTTTGGAATAGGAAAATGGCTGTTTTCCTTACTACCTCATTTGAAGGTGATAATAACTTTTTTATATTTTTTCCCGCCCATTTTGCTTTTTTCTGTCCAAGGGATAGTGAAGGGAAATGGATATATTTTCGGTCAATCACTTAAAAAATGCCCAGCGAATAGTGAAGGGTATACGACTTAACGATGAACCTATAAAAGTTATTCCCTTCAAATTCGATGGAGGTGAAACAGCATGAACGATACACAGCGACAGCAGATAAAGGAACTTAGAGGCAAAGGGTATGGATACGGAAGAATCGCACAGGTGCTTTCTTTAAGTGAAAATACCATAAAGACTTATTGTAGAAGGCATGGACTTGGAGGAGTGGTGGCAAACCCTGCACCCATTGATGGGGAAGTGCATTATTGCCTTTGTTGTGGCAAAGAAGTGATGCAGCCGGGAGGACGGAAAGAGAAGAAGTTCTGCTCGGATAAATGCAGAAATAAATGGTGGAACAGCAACCTTGATAAGGTGAATCGTAAAGCCAATTATGAGTTTATATGTCCCCATTGCAAAAAGCTATTTAGTGCATATGGGAATAAGAACAGAAAATATTGCAGTCATGCCTGCTATATCGAGGACAGATTCGGAGGTGCAGAATAATGAATGAATTAGCCAATGAAGCAAATAAGAAGGAACTGATAGTACCTGTGTGTGAAAAATACACTCTTACAATCAGAGAGGCGGCAGCATATTTCAATATTGGAATTAAAAAGATGCGTAGATTGGCAGAAGAAAACACAGGAAGATTTTCTGTTTTTTGTGGAAATAAATTTCTGATTATCCGCCCGAAGTTTGAGAAATTTATTGATGATTCTTCAGAAATATAATCTGCTGAAAGTAGTTATTTATCTGCCAGAAGTAGTTGATAAATAAGTGATTTAGAGTGATATATGTTATACCTCAAAAGAGGAATTTTAGCTGAGAAAGGGGCAAAGAATAATTGAAATCAAAAGTTGATAATAAGGATACCATGACAGTTCAGGAGGCAGTTACCTATTATAAACTGAGTCGTAGAAAATTTTATGAATTGTTGCATCAAGAAGGATTGGAATTTATAGCCTTTTATTATAATGGCAGGAGGCTGATTCTGAAAAAAGAATTTGAAAGGTATCTGAAAGAACACCCAGAAATACGAAGGAGGGAACGCAGATGGCAGGAAAATCAGGATTGCGAAGAGATTCAAAACACAGAGTACTCCGAAGGGGCGAATCAATAAGAGCAAATGGAAAGTATCAGTTTAAGTATCATATAGGTGGAAAACCACATTTTGTTTATAGTTGGAGATTAGAACCTACGGATCCACTCCCGGTTGGTAAAAAGCCATGTCTTTCTCTGAGAGAACTGGAAAAACAGATAGGTTACGACCTTGATAATCGATTGGATCCGTTGGGAAAGAATATTACTGTAAATGAATTGGTGGAGAGATATCTTAAGACTAAGGTGGGAATGCGACCAAACACATTAGCCAATTATAATTTTGTAAGAAATATTCTTAAAAATGAGCCTTTCGGAAGTCAAAAGATATCGAAAATAAAGACATCTGATGCAAAGTTGTTTCTGATAAAGATGCAACAGGAAGATGGGAGAGGGCATAGCACGATAAAGACAGTGCGAGGAGTCCTTCGTCCGGCATTTCAAATGGCTGTGGATGATGATGTTCTTATGAAAAATCCCTTCCAATTTGAATTAGCAGGAGTGGTAGTTAATGATGCTGTCACACGGGAAGCAATTACAAAAGACCAGATGCGAAGGTTCTTGAAATTTATACATGATGATGTGGTTTATTGTAAATATTATGAAGTGATTTATATTCTTTTTCACACTGGTATGAGAATTTCGGAATTTTGTGGACTTACGATGAGGGATATTGATTTAGAGAAAAGAACCATTAATATTGATCATCAGCTGCAAAGAACTTCCAAAAGAGAGTATGTAATTGAGCCAACAAAAACAAATGCCGGAACAAGGGTTATTCCAATGACAAATGAAGTGACAGAGATGTTTCGAGCAATTATTGAGGATAGACCAGATTATAAGGTTGAAAAAGTGGTAGACGGTTACACGGGATTCCTTTTTCTGGACAAGGATGGAATGCCACTTGTAGCCATGCATTGGGAACACAGATTCAATCATATGGTCAGCAGGTATAATGAAATTTATAAAGTTCAGATGCCAAATATTACTCCTCATGTTTGCAGACATACATATTGTTCCAATATGGCAAAGTCTGGCATGAATCCTAAAACACTGCAGTATTTGATGGGACATTCAGATATAGCTGTGACGCTCAATGTGTATACCCATGTAGGTCTTGAAGATGCAGAAAAGGAACTTCAGAAGATGCAGGGACTGGAAAATGCTAGAAAAGAGATGGGAATTTCAGATACGGATGATAAACCTTTGAAACAGAATATGTTCAAGGTGGTATGA